ACAACACTGCCGAGGCCATTCAATACCTTATCCAACAACGTTGTGTACAGGCTATCACCATTGATAGACTGACAGATAGGGTGGCAGAATTGTCCGACCTTGTCAACTTATTGATTGGTAAGGTAGGAAATAAATAATAGGGAGTGACATACTTGCCATGGCTCAAATTTTTAACGTGAAGTTTGATACCAGGTCCAAACAAATACTGCTGAATAGTCTCAACCGAGAGATGCGTATTGTTGAGGACCTTATCATCGCTGGAGATTATTCAGAGAATAACCTAGTTCAGTATGAGGAACTCTCACGTTTGATTCGTGGCATCTTGTACTGCCTTCCCGAAGAGGTTGACACCACTGAATAATTAGTTTATAATTGATACAACTTCAGTCCCCAAATGTCTAAGAACTCTGAACCAAGACGGGTCGTCAATACTTTAGAACAATTGGAGGAATTGGTGATGGACATTACCAGTACTGACTTGAATCGACAGATGCAACAACTCATTTCTGATTATAAGAAAACAGGAGATGAGTCGTATCGTATTGATGCTGAACACCTACGAGCCGAATTTGACTCTTGGTGGAATGATGACGAAGCCATCTTCGAACCCTCGTTCTAATTCTTTCATGCCCCGGGCAACCGGGGTTTCTTATTATGAGCTTTGAGACACAACAGGATATCATCCGGGTATGTGATGGTATCAAGGAACTTCTACTAGAGAAGAACAAAAAGTATGGGGACTCTGCCCTGAACCCTTGCCGTATCATGAGTAAGGCCTCCCCAGTCGAACAGATTCTTGTCAGGATAGATGACAAACTGAATCGTATTTCCCAGGGTGCGGGCATTTTAGGCGACGACGAAGATGTCCTCAAAGATGTTACAGGATATTACATACTTCTCCAGATTGCTCTGGAAAGGCAGGCTAAACAATAGTCAAACCTTCAGTTATACTAAACTCAAATTAATTCATTATTATGCGTCTCTCTACTGAAACCATTGCTCTGCTGAAGAACCTCAGTAGTATCAACCAGTCAATCCTCATCAAGGCAGGGTCGAAACTGCGAAGCATGAGTGTGATGAAGAACGTGCTTGTGGAAGCTGATATCCCCGAAGAGTTTACTCGTGATGTTGCTGTATACGACCTGCACCAATTCCTTAACTGCCTTTCCCTGATTGAGTGCCCTGACATTCGTCTGGAAGAGAACTCGATTGTTATCACTGATGGTACCAACTCCATTGAGTATCGTTATAGTGACCCCTCTGTGATTACTGCACCTCCTGAGAAAGAACTGACCCTCCCCTCCCAGGATGTCTGTGTTGTTCTGACTGAAGAACACCTCCAAGCCGTCAAACGTGCTGCTGCTGTTCTCCAGATTCCCGATGTGTCCCTGGTGGGTGATGGTGACACCATCTATCTGACTGTACGTGATAAGAAGAACTCCGGTTCCAACTCCTACAAGGTTGCTGTTGGGTTCACTGAGTCTGTCTTCCAATTCCACATGAAGGTTGAGAACCTGAAGCTGATTGGTGGCGACTATGACGTGGTTATCTCTTCGAAGAACCTGTCTGAGTTCACCTCACATTCTGCTCCAGTTAAGTACTGGATTGCTCTGGAACCTGACTCCACTTTCGAGGGTTGATTCAACCACATCTCCAGGCCCCCTATATGGGGGTCTTTTTTTATGTTATGATGGTCCCATAGACCGTCTTTACTATGAGTGATAAGAAGTACCTGTGGGTAGAAGAGTACAGCCCAGAGACCATTGAGGACTGTATCCTCCCAGAGGGTTTGAAGAAGCAGTTTAATGACCTGGTGACCCAGGGTGAACTGCCTAACATGTTGTTCAATGGTGATGCTGGTGTGGGTAAGACCACTGTGGCTAAGGTCCTGTGTGACATGTTGAACATTGACATGATGTTCATGAACGCTTCTAACGAACGTGGTATTGATGAGGTCCGTACGAAGATTAATACATTCGCTTCCACCACTTCCCTGTATGGAAACTACAAGGTTCTCCTGTTGGATGAGGCTGACAACCTGACCCCCGATGCCCAGAAGGCACTCCGGGCCCTCATTGAACAGTACCAGAACAACTGTCGGTTCATCCTGACTGCCAACTTCCCCTACAAACTGATTGACCCCCTCCGTTCCCGACTCCAGGAGTACAACTTCTCCTATCCCCAGAACTCTAAGGAACTGAAGAACGACTTCATGAAGAGGATGCTCAACATCCTCAAGACCGAAGAGGTCAAGATGAAGAAGGATGATGTCCCCTCAATGATGGGGTTGGTGGACATGTATTACCCCAACTGGCGGAAGGTCATTCATCAACTTCAGCGTTGTTCATCATCAGGGATCTTTGATCGGAGTGTTGTTGAGACGCTCAAGGGTCAACACATCTCCACCCTGTTTGAACTCCTGAAGGTCAAGAACTTCACCAAGGTACGTGAGTGGGTGGCAGAGTCATTATCCAGTGGTGTACAGGATAGTGACATCATCCGTCAGATTTATATGGAGGCTAAGGAACACATGGTACAGAGTTCCATCCCTCAGGCTGTCCTTATCCTCGCTGACTACCAGGCCAAGGCTGCTGTGGTGGCGAACCAGGAGTTGAACACTGTTGCACTCTGTGTAGAACTTATGATGGAGGTGGAGTTTAAATGAGTAAAGGTAACCCGTTTTCCTATGTCACCAGTATCAATGAGAAGAAGGAATATATCGACCATGTGAGGGACTATAATGCCTACCTAACTAATCAGGCACTGTCTTATTCTATGGACACTGTGCTTCTGGCTCAGGAACTGAATAAGTATCCGAACCTTCCGCCAGAATGTCAATATGATTTTCTCTACAACTCAGTGAGGAAGGGTAGAAGGTATAACAAGTGGTTTAAACCAGAAGAGGTTGATAACCTACAGGTTGTACAAGAGTATTTTGGGTATTCCAAGCATAAGGCTCTGGAGGCCCTCCAAGTATTGACTCAGGATAATATTCGTGATATGATTAAATCCATGGACAAAGGTGGGAACCAATGATTGATGTTATTAGTCGTGAAGACGTTGTAAAGGCTGCAAGAGCCTTTATTGACTACTATATGCAATTCGAGTCAATCACTGATTATCAGAGATTTGTCCGTATGCAACGTACTTCCAAGAATCTGGAAGAAAACACTGCTTGCCTGTTCCCTCCCGAGAATGATTTCTTTGCAGAATGGGACATGTCCCCAGAGGACATGGATTTTGAGATTCATGAGGTATGTAAGAAGAACTGTAAGTTTAACTCCACGGATTTCAATACCTACCTTGACCTAATTTACTCCCACGCTAACGAAAAGAACATTCCAGGTAAGAGACTCCAATATATCATCCAAGAAAAGAACACCCAGAAGATTGTAGGTCTCATCCACCTGGCATCTCCTATTATCTCCATCAAACCCCGTCATGACCAACTGGGTGGTGTGCCAAACATGCACGCTGTCAACCGACACATCATCATGGGGAACATCATTGTCCCTGCCCAACCTTTCGGGTTCAACTACAATGGTGGTAAGCTCATTGCTGCCCTCTGCTGTAGCCATGAGGTCCGTGAGAGGGTCATGGAGAAGTATCCTGCTGCCAATATCGTATCCTTCGAAACGACCTCTCTCTACGGGTCTACGAAGGGTATGTCAATGTACGACGGTATGAAACCTGTACTCAAGCACTATGGGGATACGGTGTCTGACTTCCCACCCAACATCAATGACCAGACCTTCCACGACCTGGACCACTGGTTTGCTGAGATGAATGGTGGTGAACCTCTGGTACCCATGATTACCCCCCGACCAGGTAACCCCAACTCCCCTACAACCTCCCGTAAGCTCCGTTGTCAGGGTAAGATGAAGGGTATCATTAGACGTTCCCTGAAGAAGTATGGGATGAAAGAATTGCTTGCTGAGTTCGATGGTGCCCTACAACATGGTACCGAACTGACCGAACGTAAGAGATACTATATGTGTAACTATGGATACAGTAATGTTCCTGGTGTCCTACTCCGTGAGGAAGAACCACAGAAGAACCTAGACTCCTGGGACCGTTACTATCAGGAGAATCTCATTACCTGGTGGAAACGCAAGGCTCAAAATCGGTGGACAAATTTGAAGGCTGACGGAAGGTTAAGAACAGATTTAGAAGTCTGGACGTCCGGTAAGGAAATTGACATCATCAGATAAACTCCCAGTATACCTAAATAATTAGGTATTAAATGGAATTATCTGTGTCTTGGGATGCTACAATGATGTTGGAGGTGTTGTTAAAACACCCCGACGACTTTCTGAAGGTGAGGGAAACGTTAACACGGATTGGGGTCTCTTCTAGAGAAGGTAACAAACTTTATCAGTCTTGTCATATCCTCCATAAACAGGGGAGATACTTTATCGTGTCTTTCAAGGAACTGTTTATGTTGGAAGGTAGAGAGGCTAATTTTAGTTTGAATGATGTACAACGTCGTAATAGAATTGCCTATCTGTTAGATCATTGGGGTTTGGTTAAACTGGTTGAGGAAATCAAATCCGAGGATATGGTCCCAATGTCCCAAATTAAGGTGATTTCTTATAAGGATAAGGAAGAGTGGGAACTCATCACCAAGTTTGATATGGGAAACCGTAGAGGAAGTGGGAGATATCCCCACAAATAGATTTCTCTAGCTGTGTTATAACTATAGTGTCGATGCCTTCGGGGTCGGCAACTTATAACTCGCTTTTAAAGGAGAACCATGAACAACCTTGCTCGTTGGGAGAAGTATAGTCCCGTATCCATTGGTCTGGAGTCGTTTTTCCACAGACTGGATGCCCTTCAGGACAGTAAAGCAACTTATCCCCCCTACAACATTATTAAGACTGGTGACGAAACCCAGGAATTGGAAATTGCCCTGGCCGGTTTCACCAGAGAGGAAATCGAAGTCGCTACAGAACGTGGTGTTCTGAGTGTCAGTGCTGGTGGTGGTCAGGATGACCGTGAATATGTTCACAAAGGTCTCGCCAAACGTTCCTTTGCCCGTAACTGGCAACTCTCTGATGACACTGTAGTTGATGGTGTCTCCTATAATAATGGTCTATTGACTGTTAAACTACGTAAAGAACTTCCTGAAGCTCAGAGAAAGAAAGTTCTAGATATTAACTAAACATCATTGGGGACATCTGTTACAATACGGGTGTCCCTATAATTTTGACAATGGCTACTAAGATTTTAGTAACAGTACTGGGTCAGCATGTGATTGCGAACGTCCAGGTACTTCAAAACAAAGAAACTGAAGAACAGATTGGTTATTGGTTGACCAAAGCTCGTTTGATTAGTTACCGTCCTAATGAGGAAGGCGGCCTGGCAATTTCTTTCGTTCCTTACTGTGCTGCTGCAGTAGACGCTGAGTTTG